CCCCCGCAGTTTTCGTTCCCCTTTCTTCCGGCGACTCAACCCAAGTTTTACGGCTCGCTGCTTTATCAAGCCAGCACTTCTCCCTGGGATTGCCGCGGTAAGGACCTGATCGCTTGAATCCCCAAAAATCTCTCTCAACTTTGCGTCTTCCTCTGGCCTCCAATTTTTCCTTCCTCTCTTACTCATACTTTACCTCCTTCTGTTCCGGAAATTCTCGAATCCTTTCTGCCCACCGTAAATTCGGTTTCAGAAAAAGCGGGATCCCGGATGCCTTCACTTTCTCAATCAGGGGACCCGCCCACTTCTTCGCCGATTTTTCGTCCTTTGGCGTATAAGAATTTAACTCGGTTTCCGCCCCGATGATCGCCCAATCAATTCCCTGTAAATCTACCTCATCGATAAATCCGAGAATTGGTTCAAAGGAAATAAATTTTATTCGTGCGTTTGCTTTTTTAAGATAATTGATTTTCGGAACATCTTCCTGCTTCGTGATCGATGTGCCGACCCAACAATTGCTGGGGAATATGAAGCCGGGATACCGGCTGGGGTTTTTAGTCAAGAATTGAAAGATATGCTGCGGACATAATTTTGTTGTTTCTATAACTTCCCTTATCTGCCAATCCTGCACCCATTCCCCGAACAGATCTCCGGTGTTCGCCACGAATATCGTCGTCGGTTTCTTGAGTGTTAGCGGTTCGTTTAAGAGGTTGCCGTGAAACCGCGGCGTCATATCCTTCATGTGTCTCTTGCAATAGCAATAGGGGCAGCCGTGTTTGCAGCCCGTAGAGATTTTCCAAACCATTTCCGTCCATTCGATTTTGGTTTTTCTCATCTCAATATATTCCCGCCCTTTTCTCCCTGTTTTTCTCTGTAAAAAACTTCTCGTATTCCTCAACATTGTCATTTATTTCAAGGATGGTAATTACTTCGTCCACATTAAACGGTTCAATCGCTTTCAACCACTCCATTCTCTCACACATCTTGCACCAGGTTGGAGCGAAAAAAAATCCGTCCTTAACTTTTACGATCATGTTGCTACCGTTCGCGAACTCCACCTGATACAAAACATTTTCCTTAAATTTAGATTCGCTCATTCTCTGCCTTCTTCTTTACCTGCCTTTTCAGGGGCCCGTCTTCGAGTTTTAACTTATCCACAGGTTTTAAGTTATTAAATCTCAATCTATAATCTATCATTTATAATCTCATATATATAATGTATGTTGATGTTGCACCTATGCAACATCACGTTGCACCTATGCAACATCACGTTGCACCTATGCAACATCACGTTGCACCTATGCAACATCATTTATCCCCAAATTCTTAAGCGTCGTTGAGTTATCCACAAGGTACTTGGTGCCCTTTGTGCCCACCATTGCCTCCACTTTCGGATCATGTTTCGGTATGAACCAAACCGGTGTTTTGCCGGCTAACCCGATTTTTTTTACAAACCTCTTTTTTTTTAAGAGGTTGAAGGCCCTCCAAGTTGTTGTGCGATCATAATCAATGGCCTTGGCAATATCATTGATGGCTTGAGCAAATACCCCGCAACGATCACAAGTCAAAGTCATTATGATAAAGACCGAAAGCGGGGCCCCCTTAATATCCTTCAAATGCTCCTTAATCCCTACTCTTAATTTGCTGTATTGTTTCATGGCCTCCCGCCATCAATTCACCCCCGCTTTCTCCCGGGCCTCTCGGAGCCGGTCCTTGCCGGCCGCAAATAGCTCCATCTGATTTGCTTCTTTTATGGCCCTGATCTTTTCCACTTTGGCCGGCGGGCGAAAAACAGGAGCGGTTTTAAGATCTGCAATGGGGATGATCCGGAGTATTACCCCGCTCGGGAGGATTTGGGTGGGATAAGTCAGTGCTTTTTCCCGGTCTATGTAATACCTGCCCGGATAAAGACGAACCCCGCTGCGTGTTTCATAGAGGATCTCAATTTCAAGATCGTCTATGATCCTGCCTTCGGCAATCCCCACGCTTCGCGGGTATTTCCAAATTGGCGACCTAATTTCTACCCTTACAGCCATCAGACGGCTTCCTTTCAAGGGGCCAGGCCAAAGGAGGTGAGAAGCCCCAAAACCCGGCCCCTTAAACTATTTCAGATGTTTTCTGATGTTCACAAAAAGCATATCTCGTATGCCAAGCGTTCGGATCAACGGCACACTTTTGACAGGGATGGCAAAGTATCGCCGTTAATTGAACAAGTTTGTAGCCATCTGTATCATTTGCTAATGTGCGACTCCAGCCCCGTGTCCGTTTAGTTTCTCTGGCAAAGAAATCGGCTATGCTATTTATCTGTCCACCCTCAAACCGCATAACAAAATTAACCCAATCTCTTAATAACTCCAAAGCTTCTGGTCCCAGCAAACCCATGTTGTAAGCGTTATGTAGTCGATCAAACAAATTATCTCTGGGTTGTTTCATTGACCCACCCTATCTCCCTTTATCCCTCTATGCCCCTCGCCTATTTTTCTTCCCCATTGTTCTGACCTTGGTGGTCTTTTTCTGCCAATTAACTTTTCCCTTATCTGTTGTTTTATTTTTTCAGAACGATGTTTATGTTGATAAACTCCTGATGGCATATTATTTAATCCTACGTTGATTCAGCATTTTCACGATCGCCGTCTGGCTCTTGGCCCAATTCACCGATGTCGACTTATAAGCCTTCATTTATTAAAGTAGAAGTATCAAATGGATGATTCATTCCCTCCCCCTTTTCCCTTTGACAGGGACAATCTTGAAGACAATAACTTCGCCGCCTAATACGAATGATTCTTTCGCCTCTTTTTGTGCCAATTCAAATGAATCAAAAGAAACAATTTGAGATGAGTCTGTCGTCCCCGTCAGCCCTTTTACGGTATTCCCATCTTTTCTTCCAACTACAAACCGATCAGGCCGCTTCATATCTCCCCTCCTTTGTCTTTTTATTGACTGTTAATGGAACAAACTTCTTCTTACTGTTTCTATACCATCTGCGACGCCGTTCTCGATTCATGCCTTCCAAGGTTTCTGCTTCTTTGTCCGTCAATTCAACGTGAAATAATCTCTCTTTCAGAGGCATATTAACTATTTGTTCGTCTGTCAATATTTTAATCTCCCCGGTTCTTGTGTCCATCATTTCCCCTCCCCTTTCAAGTAAGACATTATTGCTTGGGCAACCTCGGTATTCGGAGCCATCCGATTGTCGTGTTTCTCAACAGTTTTCTTCATAACTTCAACGATCCCTTCCTCCTCTATCGTGCGGGCGGTGGAGAGGAGTTCTTTCCTTTTTTCTTTCATTATCTCTTGACAATTTTCCCACGCTTCTTGATACCCATTTCTATACGCAACCGTTTCTGGTTTATTATTTAGCGGTTTGCCTTCAATAAGATTGTTTATTTTTAAGCCCTCCACTCTTTCAACATCAATTATGCGTAGTGTCATTTCTTTCTCCTTCGTCCTTGCCAATTATTTCTCCTGTTCTCGTCAAGTTCAATAAATCTACAGTTTTCGAGCGTATAGTCCTTACTGTTGTCTATCCTATCTATGCTTGGTTTTTCCATTAAAAAGGCACTATCCCTGACCCAAAAAGTTTCGAGCATATCAACGGTAAGGAAACATTTAATCCCCTTTTTATAATATTTTTGGTTCGGAAGACAGCATCTTGTCATAATATAACAAATATATTTCGCCCCTTTCTCATTTTACTTTCCCTCCAATGCGGTGAGGAAGTCCCTCACACCAGAACAATAGGAACATTTACCCATAACTTCTCGGTGGTCAGTTTCCATAAGTTTCTCTACTATCTCGGCTGGGTCTATGGTGGGAATTGCCTTCAACTCAATGGCCGCTATTTCAGCACTCCAAACTGGTTGTCCCCATGTTTCAGAATACCATTTTTCCAAATCGCTCACCCTAATTAGTTTCATCCCTTATCCTCCTTTCTGCTCCACCCCATCAATTATTGGTTCTTTTGGCGGATCAATAATAATGTTCAATCCTGTCGTCTTACTTTTGCAAACATGACGACCAACTTCACTACAACCATGACGACAAATAAGTGGTTGATCATGTTGAACACAGACATCCTCGATTGGTTTGCATCCCCATCTGTTTGTTGACCGATTTCTTCTGTCGCTCATCTCTTATCCTCCCCTTAGTCTTCTACTCCTCCTCAATCCAAAATTATAATCTTAACACGACGCTTACGATAACAAGGATATTGCTTATGCAGGGCAGTTTTGGTTCTTTGAATACGAGCCCAGTTGTTCTTTCTACATTAACTTCTTGCATTGCTTGCGACCTGATCTTACGACCCGAGGCACCAGCATTAAATTTTCAAGGTCGAAGATCATGGCTTGTAACGGTAGCCATCCGGCTTTACATGGGCCATGATCTTCTCGATGTTTCTTTGCTCGCCAGGCCAATGGAGGATGGCACATCTAATTCTGGCTTCCGGTTTCCGATCGGTGGCTTAAACCTCTCTCACTCCCCCGATTAACTTTTCAATCTGGCGGGGAGCCGGACAGAAAGGTGGTGAGTCGAAACTGCCCGGCCCCGCGGTTTTACCCGATCGCCGCTCGTGACGGCGATCGATTTCCGCATTTCCCATCAAAGTATGTTTATTCATTACCATTCTCTTTTTCTGGCTCCCCAAGTTGTTTTATATTGATCCTCCAGGAACTTTCCTCCACAGCGTATTGTTTTTTTACATCATCAGGAATGTCATAAGCTGTCCTTGAGATTGCTTTGCCAGTAATCAAGAAGTTCCCAACGATTGTTTCCGGTTTGCCGCGGAATAGTTCTTTGACCTGCTTATCAATTTTGTTGTATTCCTGATATGCCGGAATTAAACCCTGACGTTGATTAAGCATTTTTTCCAGCTCCTCACTCGCGATAATCTCTACGCCGATGTACTCGGTTCCTACTAGGCAAATGTGCCGAAAATCACACCTCTCGCAAGTCACAGGGCAGTATTTAATCCCTTCCTCCCGCATGATTTGATCAACAACCTTTTCCTGTGGCTCTTTTCGCCCCATGTAAGCGTTGACCTTCTGGGCCCGGACAAGAGCTGCCTCGGCAATATCCAGGTGATCATCCAGCTTTGTCCAGATATGCTTGGGTTCGTTTGTGGACTTGCTCTTGAGATAAAGGAATCCAACTGGGGAGGCATCCATAAGCAGATAAAGCATTACTTGGGCAGGATATTTAATAAGCCAAATTTTTTCACTATCCAGAAAATCTTGAATGAAATTCATCCTTTCCCAATCATGGTGTTGCAATCCCTTGATTTCTCCTGGATACGGCTTTTCGTTATGAGGAGCCTCTGGCTCGCGGAGCTTGCAGTCAATCTTGCCGGTTATTTGATATATGGGCCACTCAAACGGCCGGCTCTGTTCCAGGATTTGAAATCCGCCGTCGTTCTTAAGTTCATTGATCGCCTCATCCTCTATCCGGCGGCCATTTTCAAAAATGAAAGCTAACGTAACGGTAGGGAGAGCCCTCTGACTCCAAGCCGTCCGCAGGAAATAAAGATATAGGACGCAGGGATGCCCCAATTCACTTGCCCGGTTTGACCGTACCGGCCAGGCCTGGATCTTCCTTTCTTTCCCTGCCCTGACCCTGCCGGAAATATCAATCAATTCTTTGCCGACAACAACCTCGTTCATTATACTTTCCCCGCCTTTTCGGCCAGTTCTTTAACTTTGCCATATATGACGGGAATCGCGGCCGCGGACAGATCAGAAAGGGCCTTTTTGCCCCTTACCTCTTTCCCGTCCTTGCCCCTGAAAGTGGTCAGTTCTTCCAGGTGTCTTGAAGCCGCAGCCTTGTCATCACCATTAAGAGCCATGAGCCATTCACCGATCTTGACCCGCTTGTCCTCAACGGAGGAAGCCGTTTCCCCTGCAGGCACATTGCTCTTGAAACCCCGGTCGTAATTGATCGAGGCAACCTGGGATCGCTTTATCCCGAAGGATTCAACCATCTCCCAAGTCAGATTGCGGATCCCAATCAGGCGGGTGATGGCGTTGACGGTCATGTTCGAGTATGCGGCCCGCATGACTTCGGATTCATCAATTTCAGACTGAGGAACAACCTCTCCCCTGGCCAGGGCAAAGAAGGGATCCCGGCTGCTGCGATACCCTTCTGCCTCAATGGAACGGTTGAGAAGCCTGGAATATATTCTGCAGCGGTATTCGTAAAAATAATAAGAGCCCTTCTCGTCTTTACGTTCGTGCTTTTCTTTTTCTTTGTTGGAGATGATAACGCCAAAAGGATTTGCAATTTTTTCCGCCCCTGAGGCCTGGAGATAAGGCTTGCCCCCCTGATCTACCCAATCGTTAGGCGTTGTGAGCCGGCAGGCGATCCCAACGATCTTCTTGAAGTTATCAACAGCCACATCGAGTTGCTGAATTTGTTCGGAAGTGAGTTGAACCAATCCGCCATATTCGCTATCAGCCTCATCCTCCGAAGCGGCGAGGGGAATAAGTTCATTTTCAATGGGAACCTTCCTTTCTTGTTCGTTTGACATATTTATTTCCTCCTGTTAATATTATTCTTTCCCAGGGGCGTCTGATCTTCCTAATCAGATACCTCTTTTGCTTTTAGAGCTTCTTCAATCCGAAGAAGCGTCCGCAAGTAATTCCGAAGCCCTTTCAGCGTCCCTGCATAACTCACAATTCCCCTCATCGTTTCACCCCCTTTTTATTTTTCCTTCTTCGCTTTCTCCAACAACTCAATTAACTCATCGACCAATTGTCTTAAAAGAAAAAGGAGTCGCCAGGCGGACACTCACTGCAGGGCAAGCGATCCTGACGACCCCTTTTTCTCTCTGAAATTATTAAGCCCTGCTTTTGGCCGCGTCCGTTAGCCATGCCTTACTTCCCCTTTAATGCCTCATGCAACTTTTTTACTTTTTCTTTTGCATTTCGATAATTCTTCCAAAACTTCAACATTCCCTGCCGGTTCTTTTCTATGGTTTCCGGTGATCTCTTATACTTGCCACGCTTGATTTTTTTTATGAGTGTCTTTGACATTGGAGGCAATCCTTGTTATACTTAGTGGTTGCTCGTAATTGGCAAAAGTTCAGGTCTTGCAAACTATCACTTTTGCCTTGGAAGCTCTTTATCGGACCGTTGTTTTTTATTACGGTTCGGCAAAGAGCTTTTGTGCTATTTAAGAGAGTCATACTATAATTATAAACTATAGTAAGGATTTGTCAAGCCCTTTTCGGTCCTTCTTAGATAGCTTCAAGACAATTGATAGATAAGGGTTTCAGGAATAGGCGGGCCTGCTCTCCTTAAATGACATGGGAAAAATCCAACCCGCGACGTTAATCCCTTGTTAATCAAGGGAATTGAGAGATGGGTGTTGTGGTAAAATGCCGACATCAAAGAAATTACATGAACGATTGCGAAGGTTGCGAGGCACAATCTCGCAGGAACAAGTGGCGGCCAGTATTGGTCGATCATACCATTATTATTATCTTATGGAGGCAGGAAAGAAATTGAATCCATCCCTTGATGTTTTGACCAAGCTCGCCGACTTCTATGGCATCTCCATCGACGAACTGGTCGGCCACAAGATCAATAAGGACCCGAAATGCGACTGGTGGTTGCCGGACAAAAGGAGGAAGAAGTGAGTAGTAGGCAATTCTATGTTCTAATCGCGACGCTAATTTTTCTGGGGCTATGTTTTTTCTTTGCTTTTGGTGGGGTTTATGAATATAGACACGCGGAGCCCAAGGATATGTTTCTTTTGAGAATTAACAAATTAACAGGGACCGCTCAATTGATCGTTCGAGATAAATGGCAATATAAAAAATTGAGCAAGAAAGACGTTGAAGAAGCAAAACAAAAACTGTTAGAAAAATATAATGTACTTCCTAATAATCCTTAATCTGGCCTTAACAATTTATGTCCTCTACGAACTTCTTCGCCTGAAGAAAAAGCCCCGCGAGAGGCCCAGGGACATTATTTTGACCCGGCCCTCCAATCCATTCTTTGAAGAAATCACGGATATCTACGTGGATTACTATGACAGTAATCATGAGCACAAGGTTCCCGAGAGGCTGCAGAACCTGTACAGGATAATCCCGGATCTATTTAGGAATTGAATGTCGCATAATATCTCCGGCTGAATGCCGTCGTACCTTGTTTTCACGACGACAAAATAAAACTGCCATTATGCTGGCACAGGTTAATATATCTTATGTCAAGTTGTATATAGGTGATGATTGCGTTATTTTTGTTGAAATATAGCCAAAAATATCATCACCCGAATGTTATGCACAGAGGTTTTATACAAGGATCTCCAGTAGCGGTTTCTGCTACGGCGATAGCGATAGCAAGGAACTGGTGCTACTACAGTAGCAGTTGATATGGCATTAAGAGATAAACTTAGATTGATCCGTTATGAGGAGCATTGGTCCCAGGAAGAAGCTGCTCGCGAGTGTGGCTTATCCTATGCCTGGTGGAGAGCCCATGAATGTGGCAGCCGAACAAACCCTACCCTTAATGCCCTGGTTAAGGTTGCTTCCCGGGTCCGCAAATCAATCGACTGGCTGGTAGATTATCACCCGGATTGGCGGCGGATATTCAACAAAAACTGCCCTACTCGTTTTTCGAATAGGGCAGCAACATCCTAATAGATCTTTTTACTTAATCATCTTTTTCATTCTCTGGAACAAAAATTCTATGAACCAAGCCGCCAAACTATCTGGGATGAAAGGCAGATATCTTTTGAACAGCTTAATGGCCATAATTTTCGCGGTCTCCGGAGGGATATTCTCCCCCTTGCGAATTTCGTTGACTGCCGCAATTGATTTATTGCCCGATGAGGACAGCAACTCAAGGATTGAAAAAAGGATAAACCCAATTAAAGCCCCATTCTGCATAAAGAAGTCTATCCAGGTCACGGAATCAGGTCCTGCCGTTACTAATGGATCCATATAAAATCGTCACCCCCTCTTTTTTAAGCATTTAAGATATTGCCAGATTGCCCGAATATATCGGACAACTGCCGGGATACTTATCTTAACCGTAAGCATAAGGGCCATAATAAATCGCCGGATTCACCCATTTTCCGTTTATTTTCAAACCCAAGTGGGCGTGCGGGCCAGTTGACATCATCCCGGTATTATCGGTGTGAGCACACCCCTGCCCCTCCTCTACCTCATCCCCAAGATTAACAAGATAATCCCTAAGGTGATAGCAGGCAGAAACAACATCGCCGCAGCTTGGATGATGGATCTCAATGATGTTGCCGGCCAGAGGCCCCCATCGCTTTGCCACCACTATTCCCTTGTAGGGAGCCATGTATGACGTTCCATTTGGACAGGCATGATCTTGGCCATTGTGGAATCCCCACTTGCCAAAAATCCACCGCCATCCAAACCGAGAGGTTACCTCACCAAGAAATTCATCGGGCAATGGGAATTTTAAGTTTAATGCCATATCACACCTTTATCCACTTACCTAAAACGCTGTCATAAAGCAACATAGCTGTATCAAATTCATCATCCAGCGTAATATCGCCGCCAGTGAGTTTAAGATTGCCGGTCCCGTGTTTTAGGACTACGGTTCTGGCATCATTCTCCGGCCGGAGAATAAGGATATCCCCGGTGTTAAAATTTGTGGCATTGATCGTGTCCAGGTCATCAGAGGCCCCATTGCTCTCCGTATCTACCGTGTGATAGGCCCCGGTAGGAGCAATCACTCCGGAGACGATCGTAAGTTCAGTCGATCTCCCAAAGCAAAGTTTTTTAACAAAGGCCCGGTCCATAACCAGGTCATATTCACCGCGTCTAAACCACCGCAGGATGGTGGTGATTATCCGCATTATATTTGTCTCTATGCTCGAATCTTTTAGTTCAGGGACCAATGCCATTGTTTTTCCCTCTCAGATATTCCTTTTTGACCAGTCCTTCCCATCGTTCCCGAGCCTCCCGGCTCATGTCTGTTCTAAACTGACGATTCGCCAGCCCGACCTTGAAGGCCTTGTTATAGACATCCCGGCCCAGGTCTGCCAGGTCGCGACCATAGCCCAAGACCTCCAGTACCACTCCATCTGTTCCGGCCACTTTGTAGCGGCCATCCTCGGCCATCACATCCAGGGGCAGATAGGATCTGTCTTTGAAATCCACGTCAACCTCCAGACCCTTTGTCTCGGCATAGATCTTAACCTTGAGGCTTTTATCCGTAGAATCGAAGGGATAAGGCGGCACCGTAACCCGAACTGCTCCGCCAAACCCGGATTTCCAGGGGATCTCTTTGAGGCTGCCTTCTACTAAGTCGGAGAGGAACTTGCCAAGTTCCATGTCAAGGACTTGAGTCATTGCGTAAACCGCATTGTAGCCAAACCTGGGGCACCACTCCAAGCCGTAGAGTTGGCCATCTCTATCGGACACAATTCCGTTGATATCAAGCGGGCCCGTGTATCCGGTCCCTTTAATAAGGCCAATTGCCTTTTTAAGCGACTTTTGGTAGAGCCGTGGCTCCTTTTCCCTATATCCCCACACAACGCTCGTCTGGCAACCCGTTTGCCCCCCCAGGTTGTCGTTTAAGAACCTCTTGGTCTCCAAGGTAGAATTTGGAGGCAATATCGGGAATCCATTAGAGAAAAAGACCTCGGTTGATACCTCTATCCCTGCCACATACTTTTGGAGAACAAAATCCCTCTTAATTGCCCGCTCTTTTTTCCACTTTTCAAGTTGCCCGATGAGCTGATCCATATCCTTGGGAACAAAGGTCATGTCCGTAGGCAGATTCCCGGAGGGTTTGATTACCCATCGGCCCGGATGGGCTTTCACAAACTCCAGGGCGTCATCGATTTGCTTAAACCGGGCCATACTGGGGATTCGGATCTTAAGGGAATCCATCATCTCCAAGCCAAAACTGCGGTCAAGTTCCAGTTTATCGGAAAGACTCTCGGACCCGTACCGGCCCATGCCAGCACCGATAACCTTGTGTCCGGCCTTTCTCAATCGGTCCGCCAAGAGTCCCTGGCCAACCATATCGAAAATAATTATTCCTTCTTTATTTTTAATTGCCTCCGAAAGCGAGGATGCCTGCGGGATCATATCCTTGAGGCCATAAGAATAGCTTTTATCCAGAAAATATATACTGACATCATTGCCTTCGCGGGCGAGTTGCCAAATAAGGCCAAGGCCATCGCCGTGCTGAGAAATAAGGGTATATCTCATTTTGCCTCCACCCTGCCAGTAATAACCTTAGAATAAAAGACCATGGCCTTTTTCAGTTTGTCCCTGTCCCTGGCATTTAAGTATCTGCCAACAAATTCGGCCTTTTCTTTCCGGTCTAATCCCGCCAGAGGATTCATGGATTTAAGAGAGTTTTGCATCTCCTCTCCTGTAATCCCCATCATAATTAACTGTTTCCGATATTTAAGGACTTTTTCTTTATCTCCGAATTTCAAGGCTTTTTTATATTGATAGAGCGATTCACTCCGCGGAGTATACATCCCTCCAGCAAATTTCCCCTTCCCCTGTTTCTCCAGATATAGGCGTTTCAGGTTTTGGATTTCCCAATAAGCGTTTTCTTCGGGATCGCTCGTTACGACCGGTGTCATTTTAAGTAAAATTTCAGATAGTGGCCTCTGAGGCTTGCCGGTTATCCAATCATACAGATCCTCGGCCTGAACATTTTGCAATATATTTCTGATCTTATCCCTTACGGCTCGCGGCTCAAAAACATCCGGGAACAGGGAGACGCCGGCCACATACTCAATAGGTATTTTGTAGCTCGGGGAAATCCCTCTTAAGAATTTGTTGGCTGGGGCCTTTGCGATTTCCCAGCCGAGTTCCGCCAGGGAAATTTTATCTTCCATCAACAATCGCGTAAGATGAGGGGCTTCGTCCATTCCGAACCATTCCAGAAAATCTCCCAAAGCTCCCTGACCCCTCAAGATCATGGGCCTGCCATTTTTTGTCCGACCCAAGGTTAAGTGCATGCGTCGGCGATCGTATTCGCCGAGTTCTTCTTCCACATCCGGATAGCGGAGGTGATTCCATGTCTGAAAAGTGGCCCAGAGAAAAACTGCTCGCATAAACCAGCGGGATAAAGCCCTTGCTACTTGAACTGAAGCCAGGGCTCCTACTCTCCCGGTTGTGCTTACTCCCTTGGCTTTGCCTTCCACAAAAGCATTTCTCAACATGAGAGGATAACGTTTGGCATTAATCTCAAGCCAACTAAAGAATGGGATAAGCCGCGTGCGAAGCTCTTTCCCTAATGCGGTGATATTGGCATAATCTCCGATAGCCTCGGTAGCGACTTTGGCGGCCTTATCTTTCGGAGACGCTAAAGCGTCTACATCAGCAGGGTTAGAGGCCCCATATTTTAATAACCAGCTACTCTTAAAATCTCCGGTCTCATATCGCTGTAAATAATCAAGATAAAGCGTATATCTCAATAGATTTTCTCTGAAAGTCGAGGCTTTGGTGGCAAAGGCAAACCATCGTTTAATTAAATTCGCCTGCTCCGCCAGGGATTTTTTCTCAAAACCTTTGAGCTCCAGGACGGCCCCTTTGACTTCCGGAAGTTCGGCAAGGGTCAAGCCCGCGGAAAGCCCTCCCCGCTCAAAGAAGTCGTGCATATCTTTTGTCATGGGCTTTTTGCCGTAGAAGTGATCCCAGAGTTCCGTCCACGCCCGGGGGAAATATTTTAAGGCAGTAGGATTGGCGGCGATAACAGCATCAAGATCTCCAAGTTGGTTTTGGTAGTTATACATCAGCAGCCGGCGAGGATTGAATAATACCCATCGTTTCCACCAGGTTATCGGCGTTTTCGTGATGAAATCCAAAACTTGTTTGGCAATGCCACCCCGATCGCCCGTATAAAGATTGTCAAGCGTTTCTGCTACCTCTACCGGCAGGACAAGTTCCTTGCGTTTTCTGCCGACTGCCAGGACTCTCTGCAAAAGCTCTTTAGGGGCGACTCCATCCGCGATCTTATCAATTAACCTCTCGGGGATGCTCTGGTTGGTATAAAATACCCTGCCCTCTCTGGGCTGCCAAGTATCATATCCTTCGGGAATCAGTTCATGCCAGTCAACGCCCTTTTCTCTGGCTCGTTGCTGCAATTTCTTCTTGATATTCAAAGGGCTGTTCTCGATCGCTCGCAGATTCTGGGCGGTTTTTATGTCATAGAGGGCTTGGGCCAGATATTCAAATTCTGCCTCAAAGTAATCGGTATTTATGGCAAGGGTAGTTCCCATACGGCGTTTGGCGTATCCAGGACTCGGCGTTTTCAACTTCCGGCCAACACCGTACAATCCTTTGGCCCGGGCGTATTCTAAAACTTGATGCCTGAAATAGTTCGGATTCTTGGCCTGATCTTCATCCAGGATATCCAGGGCAATGAGATCCCGCTTGACCGCATTGTGGATCTGCTTTCTCAGTGCCAGGGCGTTAAAGATGACCGGATTGGCCTCGATAATTTTGTCTATCTTGGTCTTTTCCGCCTGAAAGTTCTCAGCCGTTAAACCAAAAGGAACTTCCTTGTTCAGGGAAAGATCATAAGCAAGATCATCAAGCAGGATTTTTCTGGAGAATAGATCAAGTTGGTTTTCGCCAAGATCATAGGTTATGCCCTGGAGGATCCTCAAGGTATCTTCTCTGGCCACTTCCCGGGCTGCCTGTTGCTTATTTAGAGTGTTTTTTATCTCGGCAAATTCGGCCTTTTGAGGCAGGTGAGGATAAGCCCTTGTCGCTGATTGCCAGAGGCCACCAACGATTTGTTTAAGTTTTTGGCCAATTGTTTCCTTGGTGATTCCTTTGGCTGCCTGATACTGCTTCTCTATTTCGGGGTTATCAAACTTGATGATTTCTACGGCCCTTTTGCCTTTTAGCTCTTTTATCTTGCTGATCTTCTTCGCAATATCAGGAGGAAGTTTGATAACATCTGCTTGAGGGGTAACTCCTACTTTGCGGATCGCAAGGCCTCCCGGCTGCGGGGTTTCACCGATTTTTTTCGTGATCTCTTTGCCAAGGGTTTCGACCGCGGAGCCGGTTTCGAATGGAGTTACCGAAGCATTTGCTTCAACATATCCGGCCGGGACAGGGGCATTAACCGCTGGTTTTGCTGCCCTTCCCAACTGTGGCTGGATCTCAGCCTTGAAAAACTTAAACACTTCCGGAGCTTTTTTCTCAAATTCGCTTGGAGCGGTAATAAACCTCGCATAATTCTGGGCAAAAGACTCCTTCATGATCCGCTCTTTGACGATCGGCTTGTCAATGTTCATCCCGGCAATGAGTCCGCCGAATAAGGCATGATCCTCAACAAGCAATCCCCCGTGATCCATCATCAAGTTTTGGAATTTTCCCTGGAGATTAGGATCGATTGAAGCCCAGATCCGGTGTCCGTGCTCGTGCTGTTTGGTAAAAGCAACGCCTTCTTTGCTGTCCGGATATATTTCGATAACATCTTCATTCTGGCCGATCTGGTAATGACCTTTTACATCCGGAGCCGGAGGCGTTTTCATGTATGCCATGCGGTAAGGCCGGAGTTCGGGTTTGGCTGGCTCAGCCGGAGGCTTTTCCGGGGCCTTAAACTGCATGATATCGAGAATCTCGCCTTTTGGATTCACGGCCACAACACCATCATAGCCAGCTTGTTTGGCTTTCTGCTCTCCCTCTCTTACAGTTTTGAGATCCTGGACATTCTCGACAACGAGCGGGTTTTTCAATTTAACGTCTTTCCCCTTCCACTTCATCTCCACCGGACCAGGAACAGGAGCAAGCGGAGCGGTAGGGATTTCTGGAATTGGTGCTGGTGCCGGCGTAAACATGGATTTATACATGGTCGTAGTGCGAGGACTTGCTTTATGCAGTTCAGTTATCATACCATCAACTTCACGCATTAAAGACTTATCCTTAACATTCGTCGCTATTTCTTCCAATTGCTGATAGAGGGCTTTATTATCGGGATTATCCACAAGCGAGCGATTAAGCCTGATCCAATTTTCATCCCACGATCGCAGTTGTGCCGGAGTCATGTTGGGATTTTGTTCTTTAATGAACTGCAATCCCTTCCGGCCAAGGTAGCGAATGGTTTCATCCGCAGCAATAACTTTTTTTGCTTCTTCTTCTGTATAGCCCCTGGCCAGCATCCGATTCATTGTTATTTCGCTTTGCCATGCCTTCTGGATGGCCGCCTTCCGGATCCGCGTGGTTGTCTCGGCTCCCATTAACTCAAAGCCCATTAGAATCGCCGCAGTTGCCGCCGCGTCTATGTAATCTTTTTCGGAAAGCTTCCCTTTTTCTATCTTTCTTTCTAATAGCGTATATCCCCCGCCAATGCCACCGGCAGTAAGGACCCGAGGCGTAGTTTCAGGGATAAAACCCATTACAGATAAGGCGGTTCCCCAAAGAGCCCCTTTGCCGGTTTCCTTGGCGAGTTTACCTGGCTCAAATTTTCCTTCCCTTCGTTGCCTTGTAGCCTCCGTTAAGGCGGCCTGGCTGGCAAAAGTAGGGATTCTGGTGGCCGCGGTAGCAACGCCAATTTCAGCCATTTTTTGGGCTCCAGGAGAAAGGAAGGGGAGCCTCCCCATTCCAGTCGCGGCTTTTATCCCGAGCGGAGCAAATGCCTGATGTGCTGCCACCAGAGATAAGATGGTGGAAGGAGCCGCTCCGGCAGTGTAAGCGAGAGGATGTTCGGCTGTCATTTTTTTACGATATCGCTTTAATCCTTCCGCGTCTGTTCCGGATAATAATTCAGATGGATATTTGCCGGAGACAAGTGCGGTAAATTGAGAGAAAGGATTAAACTCCTCAATCCCGAACAGGGTGGCCATAAATCTATCTGTCCGCTCCATCGCCTTGCTAAAATCATCCGGCTGAGGTTTGGGCTTTTCAGCATGAAGTTTTGACTTGGGCTTTGATGCTGGCATCCCCAAATGAGGATCAGAAGGAGTCATTGCCTCCGCCGTAAATTTAGCGATCGGAGCGATAACCGGAGCAACCTTTTCTTTTATGGCTGTAATGGCAGAACCTAAAAAGCCGGGGGAATCGGGTTTTATCTGGGACTTATAGGCAGGATGTTTTTCTGTAATTGCAGTGAAAAGCTCGTCATCGCTCCAGTTTTGGTAAGAGCCAGGATACTTAGATCTTATCTCCGAGACAAATTCTTTTTTCGTCCACATATTGCCTCTCCGTTATGGTCAGTTATAACCCTATTTTGGTGGCTTTTTCAGGCCCAAGGGATTGCTTTTATCAGTCGTCGGCTTTTCTTTCCCAATTTCTCCTGATACCATCTGATCGTATTTTCCTCTGATTTTATTTGTCCGAATAATATCCGCGAGGCCGGGATCATCTATCTGCATACCAATAAATGTAAAGTCCGAAGCCAGTTCATCTTCCGCCAAGGCCTTGGCCTTTTCCCAAATCGTGGGATTGATCGCGGCTCCGGGATATTGACGACCGGCTCCACCCAAAAGCCCTTTGCTTGATAACATAGCCCATTTGATCACCTGATCCATTTTATCCACTTCTGTGGGGATCATTCTGGAAAGCCATCCGATTTCTTTGGGAAGATTTATCCCCAATTCGCCAAGCGTTTTTTGCCCTCTGAATTTCGGGGCAATAATTTTCTCTGGGGCTTGATATTGCGGAGTTGCAAACCGGGACCAGATATTTTCCCCAATGTTTCCCAGATGAGGCATAGGGACATTGAATGGCCCGATTTGCTGGTTTGCCATCATCGGCTTATCTGCCAGCATAGGCTGGGGCCTGCTCACCATTTGCATGGCGGTGATATAGGCCTGCTCTGGAGTCGCTCCCTGGCCGATAAACTTAGTCGCCAATTCCTGAACCTGTTTTTGAGATTCGAGTTGACCCGTCTGCCGGAGCTGTTTGTTCTGAGCCATCTGCCCCATCATCGTTTGAGCAAATCGGGCAAAGGCCGCCAGGGTCGGGTCCTCCCTTACGAAAGGTTGAGCTTGCGGAGCATTTAAGAATTGAACCATATTTTATTCCCCCTTTACATAAAAGCTAACATTGCATACGGAGCCAGATCTACCGCATAATCAAGAGGCCCCTTATTGTACTGTTGCTGCGGATAAGCCAGAGGCATCTGACCTAAAAGTCCGCTCATCAAATCATAAGGTTTGTAAAAGGCCTCTTTTTGCTCGCTAATATTCCGCAGCCAATCGTTATAGTCTTGACCGGCAAATCTAAGCCAGTCGGCATAATCCTGCTGTCCAAGTCGTGTTGATTGATCATAATCAAGCCCGCCATACCGCAGGAACTCGGCATATTGCTTATCAAGATTACCCTGTTGCAATTGACGCGGAAGGGTTCCAGCCTGCATGAGAGATGACGCCCTTTGATATGGCATTTGTGCCCAACTTTGGGCCATCGGCAAAGCCGACATTTGCCGATTCCGCTCTGATTCGTAAGTGTTGCCATAGAGATTTGTCATCGCGTTTGAGAAATCGCTCAGAGCTCCCTGCCTCATTTTCTGTTCAGCCGGTCCCCGGTAAGAAACTCCGGCCTTGCTGAAAATATCTCCCAACCCCTCCGAACCTGCTGCAATTGCGTCGCTCATGTTCCCCATCATTGCCTCCGACATCTGCCTCAAAAAAGGATTGCTTTCGGGTTTAAGATATTCTCCCTGCATGGTCCCGGCCAGAAGCCCCCGTCCGACATCCTCCAACTGCCCCGGTTGCTGGGCCCAGGATTGAATTCCTTGCAATCCGGCAGTCTCCTGAGGAGACATCCACGCGGTAAAAGGATTGGCATATGGTTGGGCAAAAGCTCCGGCATATCGCTGTGTTGCCGGGCCAGTATAACGTTCCGCCGCCGGGCCTTGATATCTTCCGTAAGTCGGGATATTCCCCACCATTCCCTCGACCTGTTTCGCAAATTTTTCCCAGTAGGGTCTCGCTGTTTTCGGAATATCAGGCTCGATTGTCGTCGTAGATCCACCCATTTTACTCATCCCCCTTTTTCAGATATTTCTCGAATATGGCCATTTTGAATTTGAAACCATATCTTTCCACCAAAAGTTTTTCCATGCTATCCCGATTCCTGGCTGAATTTGCCCTTACCAGATCGCAACCTTTCTCCCGGGCCCAGGATTCAATCCTTCCCATCGTATCTTTGCCAGTTCGATCATCGTTAAGGCACGCCAAGGCCTGCCAAACAACACACTCTTTTTGTTTTGTGAGTTGGCGTTCCTCCAATCTACAAACTACATAACCAAAAGGCCTGTCATCCAAAACCCCTACGAGCACTAAGCTTTCATTGTCGAGAGTACACCCCAGAACAAAATCATAGATCTGTTCCTTGGATTTGAAAGAGTCATCATTGCTCGTTTCGAGATAAACCTCAAACAATTCCAAAAACTCCCTTTCCCGCTGCAACAAATCTTCTTTTGTCAAAACTTTTACGATCATCTATTTGAACTCCTCGGGATAAAACCGTAAGAATGGCCAAGCAACCGGAACGGGATGCCGTCTGAGGTTGTAAACTTTAACATAAAGTATACGGCCGTCACATCGATGTCGAACTCCAATGTCCGGCCTTTCATGGTCCCGGTTACCGGGCCATACCAGGAGACATCATTATCCGGATTATCGGTGTAGCCGACATAGAGTTTGATCGATCCGGCAGTAGCACTCTCCACCGAGGCATAGACTTTTTGCAGCCGTTTGAGATTATTCGGCAGTCCCAGATCCGATAAGCCAAATGCCAGGTAACCGTTGATTGCGGGCCCATCGGCAGCTATGCCGTTATAGAGCTCATAGACATATCCGCTATTGTCTCCCATCATATTCAGGGGAGCATTTGTTTGGAAGATCCGCTCATCCCAGTAGCCGGTCTGAGAGCTCCAGACTCCGACGATGTCATCCCACCCATCGGAATTAAGCCCCTGGTAATAGCCAAAACAGGTACAGGCCCGATCATGAGGCCCGGACCAGGACTTCTGAGCAAAGTTATAAATATAGAATTTATCCGGTCGGTTTGAAGCCGTTGAAGGAAAAGCCACGATAATCTCGTCCACTTCCTCAGCCATGAAAACCCTGACCTGCTCATGCCGCTCCGGGTTAAGCAGGCCGAAAAATTCATCTTTGATAGCGTCGCCAATCGGCTCGAAGGATGAAGCGGTAAGCTCGTAAAAGTTATCATTGCCGACAAGAATATGATAATCCCCCATATTTGCCACACACTTCGAGCCGAGAATCCCTACGCCATCAATAAAGCGGTTAAACCTCATGACCGTAGGAGAGCCAACATATTCCATAAAATAAATCGAGCGTTCCTTGTAGATCACCATGTAATAATTAAGCCGCTCTCCGACCACAGCCCAGTCGGTTGTTTCGAGTAGGTCTGTAAAACCGGCCTGGCCCAGACCATTCGTGTCGTTTTTCCAGGTCTCAGGAGTGCCTTTTTTGCCCCATCGAATCCGGAATGGTTTTGCAAAGCCGTCCTCAGTTGTGTGAATCAGAACCACAAAATCCTCAAAAGTCCGGATACATTTTGCAGTATTGACCGTAATCCCGCCCGGTTCCACATCGGTCAAGCCACCCAATGCCGCAACGTTCCCGTTCCCGGTCCACTTTTTAATCGTATCTTTGCCGTTTGTGAAAACATAAAGTTCGCTTTTGGGCTGTGGCCAAATATCAGCATGGACAGTATAGGTATAATCTCCAGTCAGGGCAGCGGATTTATCATCCCAAACCCCGGTCGCAGTGTTATAATGCTTGAACGTTGAGGTTGAAATCCCGATAAAAAAATCGGTCCCATCATACAAAAAGAACTGATCGAGCAACATGACCGGATTGCTCAGCCCCACCGCGTCAAACTTGAGCCACCCAGGAATCAGCCCCGGGGTCTTTTGGTAGTTGTAAGAGAAATTATACATTTCAGAGAAAGCCTGCGGCGGCAAGGCGTACGGTGGCAGATTTGTTATTTTGCCCTGGTAGGGCATTTTTACAGTAAATTCTTTAAGACGACCCACCTGTTTGTACTCCCTTATCGAGCATGATCATGTTTCTCTCGGCAATCAAATTGAATCTCGCGAGTTGATTCGCCAGGAGAGATATTCCTCCCTTAGGGTTTGCAATGACATTCCGCGTGCTTTCGATGGCGGCCGCATTTTGTCGGGCCATCTGAGCGTTCTCGACCAGAAGAATTGGCAAAAAAGAAATGGCACAATCAAAGGTGTCAATGGTATCCGTTCCCTGTGGATTCTTCCCTAAAAGATGTATCCAGAATTTACACTCTGTCTGTTTACATTTTCCCTTACTGAATGGGCACCAATTCCCCATGATTTTCCCCCTTAATTTTTTGTCGCCACAATTACATCCAGATATGCTGGCCTCCAAGAGGCAGAAACAGCGTGGGCATGAGCTGCTGCCTCCAGAACGACATGATAATGAGTGAGATTATGATTTCCAACTGAAATAACCGTATTTTTGTACCCGCCAACAATATCAATATAGTAAGAGGTTGTGACGTGAACAAGAGTAACGTTAGCAGTGGCCAGTGGGGTATGGTTGTGATTCCCACAACTATTTGAAGATGGGGCCCAACCCCCTCCTCCCGAGATGGGACCGCTTCCTATAACTCTCAATAATTCATCGTCCCCAAAACTTGTATCCTGAGTCCACCCGGTCGGGGCCGAAGCCTGGAAGAACAACATTTTAGTCCCAGAAGGCAAAAGGTTTGCTGGGGCAGCAATCCCAGCCCAGGAAGAACCATCATATCGCTCAATTTGATAAGTAGAAGGATTGTATCTCCATCGGCCGTCATGACCGACAATCTCGCTTCCGTAGGGCCACTTATGGACCATATTCAAACTATTCGGGAAATAATGCTCATCATCCAGTGCCTCCTGGAGAGCCAGCTTCATTTCCCGGACCCTGGTGGCTCCATTGCTGATCTGTTCAGTTCCGAGCGGATTTGATTTACTCCAATTGCTCATAATTTTAATCCTTTGTACAAACTATGGCATCTAAATAAAGCGGACGCCACGTTCCATTTGAAGTATGTTCATGAGAATAACTGTCTCCCACAGAATGTATATGGTCAATGTTATGATTGTTAATAGTTTGGAACAATGAAATGTCTCCAGGCCGAGCTTCTTTTGTTGCATAAGAATGGGCTATCTCCGATGAGGGCCCAAGGCCAGGAAAGAACGAATATGGAGGGCCCCAAAGGGAGTGAGAGTGAGTGTCATTATCAAGCGTTATTGTCCAAGATCCCCCATTCCCTCCCCCCGACCCGCTTACTATGCGAAGCATTTTATCGTTGTACGTTGTATCTTTAGTCCATCCGGTAGGTGCTGTCGCTTGGCCAAAAACCATTTTAGTTCCTGAGGGGACCAATCCTTTCGGGGCAACAATATCCTCCCAGCCAGAGCCGGTATCTCTTTGTATCGTTTGTGTGGTCGTGTTGTAAAACCAGCGGTTAGCATTGCCAGCCGCCGGCCGTGAGGCCGTATTCCCATGAGGAATCTTGTGACAAGTTACCGGTGTATCGGCAGCCACCGGAAAATTATGCTCAACCTGGAGAGCGGTTTGCATATCGGTCTTAAGCTCCCGGATATCCGCCGGGCCAAGACTTACATTTCTACTGTCCGCTGGTTTAGTTACATCCCAAGTCATTTATTAATCCTTCCCCCAATGATACTTTTTATGCTCCCCTAATTTTCCTAATTTTTTATCGCCATGATCAGGTCTTTGTATTTTGGCGTCCATCCCTCTATGGTATGCCCATGATTCCAATTGTTGTTCTCTATACTATGGACATGGCTTCCATTATCCGTGTGAGAACTTATAATAAGTCCGGTGTCCGGGTATACGCTTTCGTAACCAGTTTTGGTCATGTTCCCGCTATGGCCGGAAGGAAAGGTCCCACTTCCAGAAGTCCCTCCATGGGCATGAGGAAAATTCTCCGCAGCAAAAGTTATCGTCGCTTCTCCTCCGGTTCCTCCGCCACTTCCCGTAACAACTCTCAACATTCTATTGTTAATCGAAGTAGATCGGGTCCAGCCGCTTGGAGGTGTTGTTTGACAGAAGAACATTACAGTTCCAGATTCAATTACAACGCCATCGGTTAGGTCATCCCAAGAGGTTCCGTTGTCCCTCTGGATAGTCCCGGTCGTGGTGTTGTAATACCATCGCCCGGCTTTCCCTGTTGCTGCCACTGGCCGGGCCGCAGTGGTTCCGGAAGGGAGATTATGATAACAGGCCGGATTCGCTCCATTTATCGGAAAAGAGTGCTCCTCCGAGAGGGCGTCCTCCAGATCATCTTTGAACTCCCGGATCTTATCATCTCCGGCCCTTATCGCGTCTGTATCTCCCGGTGTCGTTAGGGACCAGGTCATCCTTTATTCCCCCCAGGGCCTCGAATAGGCCGCGTGTGTTTTAACATCCGCTCGTGGAGTGAGAGTGATCTTTCCGGTTTGCCGCTCGATATTGTAGGACACAAGTCGGTCAAGCAACTTAAAAAATTGACCATCCCACTCATTCGCTTTCTCCGGCTCCTCCAGAAATCGGAATCCCTCGGCAGTCCCGGCAAAGATATAGAGGTTCGGATAATTATTTGAGATAAAATTGTTTGTAACGCTGTCCGAAAAGGGAGTGACATGGCAGTAGCACTCAAAGTCAATGTAATAAGCGTCATCCGGGAGTGGCCATATCTCCGCTGTGGTCTCTTTGATAATGATCGCTTCAGGCTCACCGGTGTCATCCGTGGCCCATCGCCGCCTGGCTTCGGCCTCGTTGATCACATCCAGCGGCGTGCAGGCGTTGGTAGAAGAATCGCGGTAAACGATCCCATCCGGCATATCATCTTTATAATTGCTCGGAAGGGCAATCGTCCGCGTAACTGCTACAGTAGTCTTGGTCTCGCTTGTCTCCATGAACCAGAAATTATACGGAGTAGTGACATCATCCTTGATCCGGTTATTAAGCCATCCTCTTATCTCATTATTGAAATCAGTATAAGAGCGGCCACAGTTTTTCTGTATGACCGCTTTAATCTGGGCCTCTGTCATTGACATAGAAAATTACTCCTATTTGTCGTCGCGTCCTGCCTTCATGGCTCCAATATGCTGGCCCCTGTGGTCGAACTTCTCGCCATTCTGGAGATAGATCCGCAGAGGACCGTTTTTGGACACGATGACCTTATGAGATTTTTTCGGATCAAATCTCTTTTCAGCCATGATTTACTTTCCCCCCTTTTTAGGTGGTCGTCCGGCTTTCTTTTTCACGTCCGGAGCTGCTGGATCCGGCTTCGGGACCGTTGCCACCGTTGGAGCCACATCCTCTTTCGGTTTATCCGGTTTCGGTTTATCCGGAGCCTCGCCCCTGACCCTGCCGTCCAGGAAATACTCGACACCATTCTGGACAACATAGGTAGGCCCATTCGATTGAACGACTTGCTTGTGAGGCAGTTTAGGATTGAATCCCATCGTTTTCACCTCCTCTATCCTTTATTTCCAAAAAGCCATGACAATACTGACGATTATGCCCACTGCTGCTATTATCCCGACTATCGCACTCCATACGAACTTGACCGCGAAAATTTCCTTGTCGTGCTCCCTGACCTTGCTATTTTTGCCATCTGGGAAAATCTCCTGATTAAGAAGGGCAACCGCTTTGCCGTGCTCCTCGCAAGGAAATCGATCAATGCCTTCTTTTATTCCTTTCAATACGGATTCACTGACCGCGAAGCTTTCAGCAAGTTCATTTACCTTGTTGAAAAGCTGGTCAACACATTTTTCTATTCGCTCTATTGCATCCATTCTAAAAAGAAATTCCTAACCTTGCCGTATTGAGCATTTCCAGCCCAGCGGGTATGCCGTCGTCATTGCCAGCCAGATAGTCCCGGCCTCCAATCGAATAGGTTGACCAGAACGGCCCGATCTGCACGCCGAAGTTCCACGCCACCTCAATAGAGTGGTGATTGATCGCAAATATCGAAGATCTCGGAGCCGTATAGACCAGCCCTAATTCCACTTCGGAAAGGTAATAACATTTGTTTCCAAAGAACTTCCCGGCCCATTTTGCCTGATTAAGTTCCAACTTCGGCAGGCGGTATTCATAGGAAAAATTTATTCCCTTCTTTTGCTCCAAATAAAGATACGACTCCGCCCCCGTTGCCGTCATCATCAAGCCGATTATCAATAATGCTATTAAGCCCTTCATGCTTTTATCCTTTAGTTAAGGACATAGGAATAAATTATTGAATAGTCGGCATTGGCTGTGGTCCCACCAGTAAGAAAGTTTGCCGTTGCTGTGGTCGCCGAATTACTGGCCACATAACCCATACTATCAAGAGAAGTCAAAATTCCCCTTCCGGTGGGAGTGGTTGTACAAGCAATGGGCAAGGTAAAAGTAATAGCACTTGTCGTGGCGGCAGTCGCAATGTCAATAGCAAGTTTCAAATAACAGGTGATGTTGTTCCCATTTCTTTCCCAATTACTTGCATAGCTTGCTGAAGAAGATACATTCGCTCCATTCGTCAGCGTCGGCATATAAACCCCACTCGCCACATTTAGTTCAGGGATAAATACATTAGTGTTGGCGTCTTTCACCGCAAACTTCTTGGCTGAACGGGCGTAGATACCCTTGACTACATCACCAAGATTAGTAGGCAGTACGCCTTTCTTAAAGAAACATTCATCATAGCGAGTTCCGGCTTCGGGTAAATTACTTGCCCCATTAACTCCACTCAACTGAAACTTACTTTGCGTTGTTCCTATCGTTCCATCTGCACCTGTTCCGACTAACAAACCATTAACATACAACTTTGTCCCAACCCCCATCTCTCTCGCCCAGACCATATGATACCAACCCGCCGAGGGGATAGTTATTGCCGTGGTCGGTAAATCAGTTGCAAGATTGATAAGGAAAGTAAAAACTCCGGCAGTTGTTAAATAGGAATACCAACCGTTATTTGTCGCACCAACATTGCTGAAAAATACAACATCGGATACAGGCGTAGCATCGGGAATATAAACCCAACCCCCCACCATAAAGTCATCAGTATCGGCGGTGTTTGCCACATCGAATACTGCGTCCGTGCTTTGGAGATAACCACCAGTGATCATGGTGTTATAATATCCTGCTGTTCCTAAAACATCTGCTGACTGTGTTAATTTTTGTGCCTTAAGTGTTAATGTTTTAGCTGTTCCAATGTAAGACACTTCTGCATATGCACTTTCAGCCGCAGTATCAGTTACGCTATTAAAGTTCCAACCGTAAAGCGTGGTGGAATTGGGAAAATCTGCTGAGACAAGTTGGGCGTCATTTTGCAATATCTCATTTCTGCGGACAACCGAATAGCCGGAAAGTGTTGAGGCACCGGTTATAGATAAGTTTGTTCCACTAATATTGGTGAAGGTCCCGGCCGCCGGAGTGGACCCGCCAATGATAGAGCCGTCGATTGTGCCGCCGTTGATATCCGCAGTGGTAACCACCAGGGCAGCAATAGTAGAAACGCCGGTGATAGTTTCGTTAGTAATGTTCGCAGTGGCAATGTTCCCAGTCGTGATCTTCCCGGTCGTTATATTGCCGGTCGTAATGTTGGAGGTCGTCACGCTTTCAGTGGTTGCCGTGAGTGAATTGACGCGAAGCGTTTCAATGGTCGAGATCCCGGTTATCCGTTCATTCGTTGCGGTAATGGTATTGGCAGTAATATTCCCGCCGGTCATGGAAAGCGAACCGTCTAAATTGAAATTGCCATCCTTGTCTATGTAGGCCTTTTCGTTGGTAAATTTATCGTTATAAAAGCTGACAATCTTTCTCCCGGTTGCTTCGATCGATCCACGGTTGCCGATCGAAACGGCCGGATCAGCTTCATTCGTCCCCACATCCCCGACTACATATCGGGTAAGACCCCATGCCGGCATCGAAATCAAAGCCAGAATTAGCAGCAGATTAGTAATTAGAAATCTTAATTTTTTCATGGACTTGCCTCCTTAATTATCCGCAAACGGAGCGGATTGGTACCATTTCGCATCCGTGGCGTTATACATCAGCCTGAGGATGTCCCCCTTCCCCAGAGTTACATTCATCTTATCATTGAGCTTGAATCCAGAGTTTGTCAAATTGCTCTCCTCCTGGAGGGTCAGGGTATTGGTGTCTGACTGCCCTTCCAGGATGAGCTCAAAACCGTCTACAGTGAAACTGGTGGCAATTCCAGGCGTAGCTGTGAGGGTTATGGCCCCACCAGAGCCCTGGACCCTCATAATCTTATTTGTTATCGTGATCCCGCCGGCCTCCGTGATATTTGTTATAGCCGAAGGATCCATCGAGACCTGAGATAGTTGCGGATTTTTGAACGGCCTCATCCGGCTGATTGTTTTTCTTAATCTTGTTCCCATAATAAGTTTCCTCCCTTATCGGGGGCTTGCCCCAAAACCCCTCTCAATGAGGCGAACGGGGCAAGCCGTCATTTCATGTTTTTTACTGAGTGCACATTGCCGGCTGGACCCACAGTTTACCGGCAGCTTCGGAAGTAGCACCCACGCAAGCCCTCACTCTCCAATAAGGAAGGGGGTTGTCGGTGATCTTTGCCTGAAGCTGTGTTGCCGTGGCGATTGAAGCGAGAGATGACCCATCAACGACCGCCCAATGAGAAGCATCAGTCGAGCCCTCAATGGTGGCGTAGATAGTTCTAATGCACTCGCTCGATACCAGGAACACCCGGTTGATGTAGGGAGCAAGGTAGGTCGCATCCGTCCACACGGTTGTGACCGCCCCGGAAGTGGCAACGGTCGTTCTTTGTGCGGGAGGGAGATAGACCGCACCTCGAATCAGGGCAATGCTCGTGGCGGAGGCCACGGAGCAAAGACCGATCACCAAACCTGCACAGAGCAGAAGGGCAAATAACTTTTTCATATTTCCCTCCTATTTATTTATCTCTGTGTAGTAGATGACAGCATAACCGGCCCCGGTGGTCGTGCCGCCAGAAGCCTGCGTTTTGTGCTCTACTATCAGAGTATCACCCGCGACCACATCGAACTCTGTGGCCGCCGTAAATGCCGTCCCGGGCTGGACCTCAACCCCAATGGCGACATTGTCCGGAGTGACGGTGCACTTTTCGGCCCTGCTATCACCGGACGGAGTGTGGTCGAGAGAGACTACCGCTGCTGTGGTTGCATCACCGACCACTTCGGTCGCCGCGATAAATGTGAAATTCTTAACATGGATTGCTTTGCCCGTGGGCATGATCCACGTAAATTTATCCGCAGCGGAAGCGGAAAGGTCAATTGCAACCGGCACTACCTCGCGAATTAAGGCATTATCATAAGACATGATTTAAGCCCCCCTTATACCGAGGTCACATGGACGATCCGGGCTTCCCCGGCCGTTGCTGTGTCCCAGGTGAGTGAATAACCGAGAATGGCATACCAAGCGACTCCCTTGGAGCGGCCATAGTCGGTGGGAATCTTTGCACGAATTTCGGGGGCTATCGCGACTCCCTCAACGATGGGATCGTCCCCGAAAAAGAGAGCCTCTCCCTTATAAGTGGCGGCGGCCCCGATGGTGTCGCCCATGTTGTTTACCTGCTCGATAAACCGGACGCCCTCGTAAATGCCGACCTCACCGTAGAAAAGGTCCTCCGGACGACCGTATTTCACCGCTTCGATGAAATCGTCATCGTCCTTGATGCACCGCAGGAATCCAACGGACGCGATACAAACGTAGTATCCGTCCTTCACGGTCCCGGAGAATTTGGGAACATAGAGCGTGGACTTCATGTAATCGACGATCGCCTTTACATCGTAAGTCTCGCAATTCCGGGTTGCCGTGGTGGATACGGCACCATCCGTGTCGAATGTCCCGGTAGGATTGTCCGCCGTGCCGGTCGGAGTATACTTGACCTTGCAGGTCTTGAACTCCGTCCCGATCGCGGTGTCGATGGCTTTCGCCTGATCGTCCTTTAGGGACTTCGTCACGATGTTGTCTACCGAAAACTCTGAGAGAGCCTCAAGCTTTCCGGTATAGGGGACAGAATTGCCATATTCGTCTACAGCAACTTCCCCCTGAGAAATGATCACGCTTGTTTCCGGCATAGCATTTAGCTCGGAAATAGTGGACCCGGCGGTACCAACATTAGAGATCTTATCGAAAAGGATCTTATCCCCTTTGTTTTTGCCGTAGCCGGGCTCCGGACGGACAAACTGCCTAAACTTCATGATCGGCTGAGCCGCGTGGCGGATCTGCCGTGAAAGTTTAGGGTTAGCCAGGTATCCGCCGGAAGCGGAAGCTACCCAATTTTGGCCAGCCATAACTTTTTACCTCCAAATTAGATTTGGGGGCATACAGGTTTACATTCGCTTGGCTTTATTCTTTCTGGTGGTCCCGACAAACTCATCAAGTTCCTCAGCCTGCGATTCCTCGACAGTCTTTGGAACTTCCGGCTTTGGCGGTGATGGTTGCTCGCCTCCACCTCTATCGCCGCCGGACTCGAAATGAGGCGGCGGTTCTTTTTCAATCTTTCCGCCCATCTCGACGATTTGCTTGCGGACCCTCTTAGCTATCTCCTCAAATGCCTTATTTTTATTTTCCGGCGTGGCCATTTGAGGGTTTTCCTGGAGATATTGCTGCGTGGTAAGATCCACCAGAACAGAGGCCTTTTTCAGCTCGGGATGGGTTGTGAAAAAATCTTCACGAACTTTTCTCCCGGCCTCAAGCCCATGAACCATTTGAGCCACGGTCCCTCGAACTCCAACCTGGACCGCTGTCATGAAGGCTTTAGCCCACCCATTCGGGTTTTCGATGATATCGATACCTTTGATTGCCTCAAAGGTCTCATCGCCCCCACCATCACCATTCCCGCCAGGTTCGGCAGAAATGGGTTTGCCTCCTCCAGACTGCCCTCGGCGATAGCCATCCAGGGCAGCGTTAGCCTGCGAAAGCTCCTCCCCCATTGTGCTGATTTTGCCCTCCAGATCAGCTCTGGAGCCCTCTGTTTTTTCGAGGTGGGCTTGTAGGGCCTTGGCCGCTACGACCTTTGCCTCGGGCGATAAATTCTCGAATTCGACGCCGCTCCCAGGGTCGCTCCCCCCTGGCAGCAAATTCCCTTCTATGCTAAATAAAAATCCCATTTTACTTTCTCCTTCCCGGCGTCCCTTACCGTAGTAGGACCGGGTTATTTAGGCTCGCTCGCGACCATTTTCAATCCCTCAGCCGCTCGCTTGCCTGCGTTTATCTGATCCTGGACATTGCTGAAAAGAGTCATCAGCAGTTTTGCCTGGGCCTGAACCTCAAGCAGCTTGATATGGTCCGGGCCGCATTCGGTCAGGATCCTAAGTGTGTCCCAAGCATTTTCCCACACCCAGGTATCAAGCCATTCTTTCGCACTATCAGCAGCACCTCCTTTCTTGACAAATTTTAAGAGCTCAACTTTGCGAGCATTATTCGAGGTCATAAAGCCGCATCCTTTTGGATTGTCTGGCTCGTTTCAAAACCCGGCACTTCAAGTGCCGCCTGCTCAATGGGTGTGCCAGTTGACTTGGCTTCCCCTTCTTTTGCCACTGCAACAGGATCCTCCGGATCCATCCCGACGTTCGGCTTAATATCCGGGTCCACCGGCTGAGTAATAGTTTCAATCCGTTTGAACCCCTGAGTTACATCAGCTTCTCCAAAGACTCCGGAGCCATGGACTTTTCCTTTGATTTTTGTTTTCTTTTTTGGCAATCCCTTTTCCGGAGTGGAGGCAAACTCATGCAACTGTTTTTTGCTCATCTTCAACATCCCCCTGTTTTTCTTGTGAAGTTTCTCTGGATGATGTTCTGCGATCGCCGCCGCTTTCCTCATCGCCTTACTTGGTGCTGGCATTTAACTCATTCCTCCTTTTTTTTCGATATCCTGGACAACGACCTCAAGGGGCTCGGCCAGATAACTTGGGATTTCGCTGCTCCTAAATTCAAACTCGATATATTTATCCCCTTCGTGATGAGGATCCTCGCTTTCGGTTTTCACCTGCGGAACATAGCCGACCCTGCTTTGGATAAGTCGAGAATCCCCCGGGATCCCCTTGATAACCTTACAGGCCCGCTTCTCTGACCCTTCTGCGAACAATGACACAAGAAATTCCTCAGACATCCGAACCTTGAACATTCCCATTACATCGGCCCTCCAGCTCCAGGTGGTACAGCTGCAACCCGCCTTTGCTCCTCTATCTTTTTTATTTCATCATCGCTAAACATGAATCGATCGCGATCCCATCCGAAACTGTTGATTGCAAAAGCAAGCACATCCTTCCCCTTCAACATCCAGGCAAGGTTCGGAAACATTCTGGCCATTTCCGCGAACTGCCTCAGCTTGACAAGCTCCTCCATCCGATTAAGGACGCCGCTCATCCCCTTGGCCTTAAACTTTGAAGCCTTGCCGAATATGACCTCCATGCCTCTGGGATCCGTGAGAAAGACCTCGATGACTTCATTCGGGACGATTCCCTCAAGTTGCCGATAGTCATCGAAATACTGCACAATATTGCTCCAGGCCTGTTCGAGTAGGGGAACGATGACTTGGCCTTCGATCTCCTCGGCCACGGCCTTCATGGCTCCTGAAGTTTGAGCGGATCGTTCTCCGACTTCCCGGGCCGTAGCCCGACCTCCTGGCCGCCCTCCAGTTTCTCCCATTGAAAACTCGTTGTAAAAACCGATATCGTTTTGAACCTGGCGTTTGAGTCCCTCATAGATAGCCAAGTCCTGTTGCGGCACGCCTCCGATCTGTATCTCGCGAATCATCTGAGCCTCCGGCCGGCCGGGTTTAGTTTTCTTTTTGAAAGTCTTGCCTGGATAAATGCCATCCATCAGGTCGTTCGGATCAATGACCTGGTCCATGTCAATCTCAAAGGCCCGGGCCATAGCAAAGAGATTAGTGTCAAGCGTCAGGTTGAGGACTTCGGTAACCATGTGGGCCAAGCCGTTGATATCAGAAACAAGAGCCTGATGATAAACCGATTTCGGCTTGGGATTTGGAGCCCCATAAACAATCGGCCCTTTGCCGTGGTTTAAGACATCCTTAATCGGCGTGGGCTTTCTGAGAAGATATTTCTCATTCATGACGGTAAAGAAACAATTCGCCATGATCAACTCGCCATCGCCACCGATCAGGTCGCCGTAAAATTCATCGAGGATAACCTCTTTTCGGAACGGCGGAGAGACGGTTCCCGTCACCTGTTGCTGTTTGCGGCTTGCTTCCTCATAGGCCTCTTGCTGGCGGATAAACTCCTCTTTGCATTTTTCTACCTCAGCAATGTCATAAATATTTTTTTTCGCACTTGCCATTACCAGATCCAGGTCTGTCTCGATTGAATGGATCAGCCACCGTTTGCGGCCGGTGGGATCCAAGATGATCTTATACGAGGACTCCGAGGTTATCAAAAGACCTTCGTTGCCTTTTGGCATGACCTTAAGACAAATAAGGGATTCAAGCATGCTCATTGCCGCGGCCTCGGCTATGACCGTTGCGAAATTATTATCATCCAAGAATTTCCGGAGAATGTTTTTACCCCAGATATTAACCTTGTCCTTGTAAGGATGGTTTTTGGGGATCGCCGGAAAGTCTACATCAAAAAAGTCTCCAGCCGTGACCAAGGCTTGCTTGAGCAGATACTTAATGCCACGGACCATGACCGGGACCATTGCGACATAATTCTTTGCCTGCCAGGGAGCCTTCTTTGAAAAGTCATACTGGTTGTTATAGAGATTCCAATTGCTGTCCCAGTTGCTCTTATGCGGCCGGCGTGCCTCTATTCCCGACCTGCGGCACTCGTTCAGGATATTGATCGGGTCCTTATCCTTTTCAAGCCGGGCAGTTGCGGCTGATTCTTTTTCTTTTTCCTCATCCGTTTTAATGCCGGTAAGATTCGCCGCTTGCTCATCGCTCATCCGCCGTCGCTTGACCATTTTAATTCATCCCCAATCGGACAAAGAAATCGACCTGGTTAAATACCGGATCCTCAGCTGGATAGAATACGATGTCTTGAGTCGCCGTATGGTGAAAGAAAAAACCGACTGCTATCCCAAGCCTTATTGGATTAAGACCCTGCAGCAGATATTTCAATTGCTCATTCATTGCCCTACCCCTGCCGGGATCCGGGAGATGTTTGATTGAAAGTTGTAATTCGGCTGAGCTATCTTGATATGCGAAAAGTCCTGGGAACTCTCACGGCTATTCGAGCTGAAAATGTTAATAAATCCTTCGCGGAGACAATCGTGTAAATGCTCATAGTAACCATCCTTAATGACATCATCACCATCGCGGCAGTAGCCACCCCGGAAACCTTCGACTAAGATAGGACACTTTGACCCCTTAATCCGCAAGGCTGGCCGGGCCTTATCGCCGGAGCCGATCATCTCCCTCATTTTAGAGCGGACAAGTTCAAGCCCCTCAACCACAAAGGAATGGCGAGACCTCATGCGGAGATTGAACGGCGGGGATTCGAGGACTTGGATGGAAGGCAACCCATCGTCTTTCATGCTCTTGCCGGCGTCGTCACAGATGTCTATAATTTTGGCGTTCGGAAATTCATCGTTTGTCAAGCGAAGGATATCCGGAGCAAAGTCGCGGAGATATATCTTAGTTCCCATCTTTTCAAGCAGTATATTTGGGTCTTGGTCGGGACCGACCTGACACCAGAGGACCGCGGGATGGTGCCATCCAAAATCCCAAAAGCGGTAGACCTCGCGGCCTTTGTTGAACTCGATTGACTCATCCAAGTAAATATCAGAAAACTCGGGATAGACCGGATCTCCCTGCGGAGTGAACCCCCAATTGCCATCAAAGAATCGCGAGAGCCACCCGGGCTGAGTTTTGAACGACTCCTCAAGATCACTGATATAAGTTGCGGGTAGATATTTAGCGTTTTCCCTGGTCCCGACTTTTATCATCCCGTAACCATGCCGGGGATTTTTTTCAAACAGATCAAAAGCCCAAAAGTCTTTGGTGGGAGGGTTTGCGGTCATATAGATTTTTCGCTCATTCTCCGGAACGCAAGTAAGAGAGAGTCGCCCCTGGAGATCCAGGAAGTCCTTGAGCTCGATCTCTGAACCTTCCTCCACATGGGCCCGGCCGATATTCATGGAACCGAGTTTAGAACGTTGCAGGCTTGTCCTGGCGTACAGGCCGCGGAAGATGGCTTGAGAGCCATTGCGGAATACGCAGATATCACCACCATCCCTGCGGTCCGCAATCAACCGGGGATCGCAATACTCGTAAAATTCTCGCTTGGATGTTTTTTCCAAATCTTCATGAAACTTACGGGTAATGAGCACGACCATCCCAGGATATTTTTGGCAGATATCTATGTCCTCCTCATAACACGCCCGGGATTTGCCGGACCGGAATCCCCCCATGATCCAGGTATATTTATTTTTGGCTATCACCTGGTGGATCCTGTTTTGGTGAGGCTCCGGACGATATCCCTCAATTATAATTCCCGTCATTTCTTTTCTTCTCCGTTTTTCTTTGGCGGCTCCGGGTTACCATTGCGATCTATATTTGATTGATAAGCCAATGACCCGGACAGGTGCATTTTTGCTTCGAGCTGGCCGAGTTCATTTGCAATGTCCGTAAAAGTTTCCCGGAGTTCTTTGGCGATCTTCTGATATGCTTCTGCGGAGAGCCGCTTAATTATTTTGCCGGATTTGTTATCACCAATTGCTTCTTGATCTGCATCAATCACAGAGAGTTTTTTAAATGTTCGATTTGCTAATTGATAGAGAGCCTGAATCCGATTGTCCTTGTTCCCAAATCCATGTTTAATCGCTTGATCATAATAAAGTTTTGAAACTCGGGACAGATATTCACTAAAAATCGGATTCTGCTTATAACGATAAATTGTTGTTCGGTCTATTCTGAAATTCTCGGCAATTTTACTTTCGGGTTCCTCGCATTTAGCCAGTTCAACTGCTAACTCTATTTTGTCCTGGCCCAAATGCTCTGCAAGTTTTTCCGTTGCGACTTGTTGCAGTTCCTCCGAGGTCAAATCTTTAAGTTTCTTTTCGCCGTTGCCGTTCTTCTTTGCCATAATTTTTTAAAAGTGGACCTTGGCTCCGATCATCGCGTCTCCCAATCTCCATCCGCTGCCAAAGCGAAGAGGATAAATATCCAGGTCAAGAGAGACGAAGGGGCTGAGATATTGCCTTATGCCAAGAGAAAGACCAATCGGGAGTTGAGTGTTTGAATCTATCAAGCCAAGGATGCCGGCTTGGAAGGAAAGATAGCCGGAATCGATTGAGCCAAGCGGATAAGTAAGTCGGATAAGCCCTGCGGAGTCCTGATTATCAAGACAAAGACCCAGTTCTATGGGCCAATAGGGATTGTCAATCAGGATGGATGGGATGCTGGAGTAAAAACCGATAGCGGAACCTTTAAGCGGAGGCATTTTCTCGGGAACATATCGTTTCTCAACTACGATAGTTTTTTCTTCCGGCTGCTCTACGAAGGGGTCGTGACTGGGTACAGAACCAATATCAGAGTCAGGGGAACTTGATTTAGGGACCACGAGTTTTTGGGACCGGGAATCTTCATACCAAGGAACGTAAGCACCCGCATATGAAACAGAAAGCAGAACGAAACACAGGAACAAAGAAATACAGATACTCTTTTTTCTCATAAGACACCCCCCTCTCTTTATCTCTCCCCCCTCGTTCATCGGACAGAAGGGAAATTTGGGCTATAAGCCCTTCTAATAACTAAAGGACAGGAATTAAGGGTTGTTGGAGGATTTTTTAATTAAAAGAGGTTAATTTTTGCCCAACTTGTCCCAAATGTTTCCAGGCCTGTTTAACTAATTGAGAAACGCGAGAGCGGGAAATCCTTAAATGACAAGCAATTCGTGAGCGTGTCCAATTTGACAAAACAAGTTTTTTAATAATAAAGGCCTCACGTTTGGGAATTTGCTTCAAGGCCTCATCAATTAGCCCAACCCTTAATTCTTGACCCAAGGGTGGCAGGGGGTCCCAGGCTGGAAAACACTCTATCAGCTTGCCTATCCTGAGCTCTCTGGTCATTTCAAAACGGCTTCCAAGTCCTCAATACTCCGAATCACCGCGGCTATGCCACTGGCGTCCGTGACATTCTTAAGAAAATTGTCTTGCTCCTGTGTGAGCTTGCCCTTGTCTCCCTTCAACTCCAGGGCCATGAGTTGGCCCGAGGACGGATGAATGGCAATGATATCGCTTATACCCCGATTGCTTCCCAGGCTTTGATGAACCCGGAAATAAAAAATATGGCGGATTTTGAGATAGTCTTTAATTTGGACCAAGAGATCTTGTTCTCTCATTGCATCATAACCCCCTCTCTATCTCCCCCCCTTCTCTTATCTCATCGGCCTCAAATGCGGCAAGATCAGGCTTTTCTGCGGCCCGATTATCTTCTGGCCCTTGGCCTCGGCCATGGCCGCGTTGACCCGATCCTGATATTCCTTCGCATAAGCTTCGGCCTGGCACTTTTTAAGGACCTGGATCTCGTACAGCTTTTCAAGTTCCCGAAGTTTGATCTCCTCGATCTTTCGGTGCAGGCCCTGGATCCGCTTCAGGTATTCCTGGCCGACCGGGGAATCCTGAGCTATCCCGCTCTGATTTGCCTCAGTCACAAGCCTTTGGACCCGGACATCGATCTCCCGGGCCTCAACATGGACCTGTTCAAGCTCTACTATGGTTTTGTTGATTTTTATTTGAACAGCCGTTTCCTCGGATAACTTTACTTCGGTCATTTTTACACCTTCCCCTCGATATATTTGACGGCCTGACTAACCATTAGGATCTTCTCCGCATCCTCATCCGGGATCTCTAACCCGAATTCCTCCTCCAGGTCCATGACCAGCTCAACCATATCCAGGGAGTCAGCCCCGAGATCATCAACAAAACGGGTCTCGGGTTTGACCTCGGGATCTAAGACCCCCAACCTATCCATAATCACTTTTTTTACTCGGTCAAAAATGTTTTCCACTGTTCACCTCTCCTCTTTTTTTGATTTCTTTCAACTCTAAAATATAGGCGGCCCCTGGAGTGAGCAAAACAATCGATTGGCCAGGTTTTGTTTTTTTGATCGCCTCCACAAACGCCCGGGCCACCAGAGTTGATTTCCCGGGTCTTCTGGCCCCCACCCCCGTCAATTGCTTCATGTATCAAACCTGATCTTATTTACTTTGAGGACCAGATCCAAGGGTACCACGATTTCCATGGGCCCCTTCTCCAAATATCCGACATCGAGATCCATTCGCTTTGCCTCCTTCAAGATATCCTTAATCGACCAACCGATATCCCGGACCAGAGTCTCTTTTGATGCTTTGGCCCCGATTAAGCCGGTAAGGTTCTCGATATCCTTCACTGACCATCTGCTCTTACGGGGGCCGCGC